CCGTAAGTCCAGTGATTTAACCCCATTCTATAGTAATAAGGTGTTTCGTCTTTCCAATGAGTTGTACCTGTTATGGCTGATCTTATTCTACACAATGAACCTGTTTCAAATACAATATATTTTTTATCATATGAGTCTAAAACATTTGTAAAAAACGTATTAATGTTTTCTAACCAAGCTTGTCTTCTTAAATTATTTTGAGGATGCCATTGTCTCTTATCAAAAGTGCTACCCCAAGTGCCAAACAAAAATGCAACATCAGCATTTTGTATTTCATAAAGGTCTTTAATAGATAATAAATTTTTACTAAAAAAATCTTCACCATATACCATATTAATATGATAATTGTTTTTTAAAACAGATTTAACTCTGCTAATTGCATTAGAAGTGCCTATTGTAACAGTTCTTATCATTTTGGTATCTTATGGTGTCCTATATGTGTTATTGATCTTATCTTTACTTTATCTTGTTTATTATGTACAAGGTATCCTTCTATCTGATCATAGCCATTTTCTCTTGCCCATAACACTCTTTTGTTACCTGTTTGTACATAAAGACCAGGTTTAACTTTATTGTTTTCATCTATGTGTGGTAAGTTTTTTCTTTTAAATCTTTCATATACCCATTCAGGTTCGTGTGTTGATACCATAATTGGATAAAGTATACCGTTATTACTAAAACTTTGATCATAATTAAAACTATTCATTCTTTTTTTTAACCAATTTTCAGGTGGTATTAATATCAATTCATTTAAATTAAATAATTGTAATTTAAAATGTTCTAATTCTTTAGGTTTATTTTTGGCGTATAAAATTTTCATAACCAGCTTTTGCAACATAATAAGCGTCTATAATATCAGTAACAGGATTATTAAGTTTAGTTTGTTCAAACTCTTTTACTAAATCTAAACCTGTATCAATTTTAAATTGTTCATACATTTTTAGTTTATCTGCATTGCCTTTACCTGTTGCAATTTTTTTAATTTGACCAGGAACTATTTGTTTAAAATTTTTATTTGATTTATAAAGTTTATGTTTTAAAGTTCCCATATTCTCTGCTAAATTAAATACCAGACCTTTACTACCAAAACTATAACCCTCTATAAAAATATTATCAGTAATATTGTTAATAAGAGAACACGCCCAATCGGAAATCTGATCGTGTCGCTGTGTCTCGGAGGTATAGGGTAGATGTAGTCTGCCATTAAGTTGTCCTTTTAAATAATCACCTTCATACTTTTTCACATTTGTTAAATAATATATCTTACAATTTTCAAACTTAAATTCACCCGTACATATACATACGGCTGGACTACTTAAACTATAATCAATTCCAACTATCGTCATCAGCCTGATCGTAGGCTGTTTTTGTATCTGTGTCTTCTTCATAATCCTCTAGGTCTACCTCATAACCACAAAATGGACAAGTAAGAGGTTCTAAATCTTGCTCTTCTAAATCCCATTGTATGGTATATTTAGTCTGACATTGAGGACAATGTTTTTTAGCTTTTTCTAACATTATAGTTTAAATTTCTTAAATTGATCTTTTTTAACGTCTTGTTTAACACCGCCAATTACATATGACTCTATTTCTGTTTCTTGTGGTGCATTTTGAAGTCCTTTACTATTTAACCAATGATCGACCCAAGGTAAAGGATTTGACTTCTGTTCATATACTGTTTTTAATCCTATTGCTTTCATTCTTCTATTTGCCATATACTCTACAAATTGATGTAATAATTTTTCAGATAGACCTATCATAGAACCCTTACTAAACAAATATGTCGCCCATCTTTTTTCTTCACCGACTGCTTCATCATACATTTTATAAACTTCGTCTTCACATTCTTTTATGATTTTAAGCATATCTTTATCTTTTTCATAATCTCTCCAGTTATTAATAATTCTTTGTGACATCGCCAAGTGTTGACTTTCGTCTCTAGCAATAAAAGATATAATCTTTGCTGAACCTTCTAATAACTTTAATTCACCAAACGCAAACGAACAAGCAAATGATACATAAAATCTTAAACCTTCAAGTATGTTTACAGTTACCATAGCCTTATACATTTTTTTCTTTAATTCATACAAGTCAACTTTATCTGGTGTAAGTGTCCATTGATAACCCATTGCAATTAAATCATCATAAGTTTGCGTTACAGACTTAGCACGTCTTTCTATTTTTTCATCTTGTATAATTGTATCAAAAACTTCACTTGGATCAGGATATAAATTTTTAATGATGTAAGTATAACTTCTACTGTGTATTGTTTCAATAAAGTCCCAAGTTACAATACAACCTTCTAGTTCTGGTAGTGAACAAAAAGGTAAAAACGCTAAACAAGGCCCTCTACCTTGCACACTATCTAACATAGTTTGATATTTTAAATTAGAAGTAAAAATAAACTTTTGTTCAGGTCGTAACTCGGCATAATCATTTCTGTCTTTTTGTAAAGATACTTCTTCAGGTCTCCAAAAGAAACCTAACTGTTGTTGATTTAGTTTATCAAAGATAGGATACTTCATATTATCATATCTTTGTACTGCTAAATCGGGACCAAAAAACATTAACTGTTTTGTTGCGTCTAATTTTTTATCTTTATTAAATACACTTTTCATTTAAATTGTACAAGAGTCGCAAGCTTCTTCCTCTAGTTCTTTCTTTTCTTCTTTTACTTCCTCTGGCACATTGTCGTGGAATCCCACAGGATGTGCTGGTTGATCTATGTCAGATTTACCATCATATGTGTTTTGATAATAAGAAGTCTTCCACCCGTATTTGTAAGTAGTCAATAAATCTTGTGCCATAACTGATACAGGCACCTGATTGTCTTCATAATTTTCAGGATTATATGACCAATTACCTGATATTGCTTGGTCAAAATACTTTTGCATTACTGCAACGATATTTATATATCCTTCGTTCCCTTTCATATCCCAAAGTAATGTGTAATTATTTTTTAATTTATTATATTCAGGTACAACTTGTTTTAAAGGACCTTTCTTAGATTTTTTTATACTTAGATAATCTCTTGGCGGTTCAATACCATTAGTTGCATTTGAAACTACAGACGAAGATTCACTTGGCATTTGAGCAGAAAGTGTACTGTGTCTTAAACCGTGTTCTTTTATTTCTTTTCTTAGCCATTCCCAATCAAAAGTCAATTCTCTATTTACTAGTTCATCTACATCTTTTTTGTAAGTATCAATAGGTAAAATACCGTCTGCATACTTTGTTTTATCAAAATATTCACATTTACCTTTTTCTTTTGCTAATTGATTACTTGTTTTAAGTAAATAATATTGAAATGCTTCTGTAAGTTTATCAACTTGTCTCCACGCAAGTTTCTGATCATACTTGTAACCTTTTTTAGCAAGATAGTGTGCAAGGCCAATATAACCAATACCTAAACTTCTTCTTGCCTTTGTAGATACTTCAGCAGCTTTAATAGGATAGTTTTGATGATCTATGATTTCTTCTAAAGCTCTTACTGCTAAATCACATAAAGGTTCTAATTCATATCTTCTATTAATCTTACCTACATTAATTGCTGATAGAATACATAATGCTATCTCACCTTCACCATCAATGTGATCTATAGGATCAGTTGGTAAAGTAATCTCTTGGCAAAGATTTGACATATAAACTCTATCTTTGAAACTAGAGTGTGTATTACAATGATCCATATTCATAATATAGATACGGCCTGTTTCTGCACGTTCTTTTAGTATATCAAAAAATAATTCTTGAGCATTTACTTTCTTCTTCTTTACACTTGTTTTTCTTTCAGCCGCTTTATATAATTCATCAAATTCTTCCGTACCCCAAGCTTTGTAAAGTTCAGGCACTTCGTGTGGTGAAAATAAAGTAATATCTTCTCCATTAATAAATCTTTCATAAAACAATTTTGATAATTGAATTGAGTAATCAAGTTTTCTAACTCTATTATCTTCACTACCTTTATTGTTTTTAAGAACAATAATATCTTCTATCTCTTGGTGCCAAATAGGGAAGTGAACAGTTGCCGACCCTCCTCTAACTCCGTTTTGAGTACAACACTTAACTGTTGCTTCAAACTTTTTAAGAAAAGGAATAACACCTGTATGTTGTACTTCTCCACCTCTTATTCTACTATTAATACCTCTAATACGGCCTGCGTTAATACCAATACCTGCTCTTTGTGCAACATATCTTCCTATTGCCATATCACTACTAAAAATGGAAGGTAAAGTATCGTCAACATCAACAAGTACACAACTAGCATACTGCCGCATAGGAGTTCTAACACCCGCCATAACAGGTGTTGGAATGTTAATTTTAAATGTTGAAATAGCATCATAATATTTTTTAACATAAGTCATTCTTGTTTGTTTTGGATATTTTGAAAATAGTGTAGCAGCAATCATCATATACATAAACTGTGGCGTTTCAAATATATCTCCTGTGCTTCTATCTTGTACTAGATACTTGTCAATTACTTGTCTTAAACCAGCATATGTAAATGTATAATCTCTTTCGTGGTTTAACCAGTTCTCCATTCTATCAAAATCTCTTTTGTCATAGTCTTGTAATATGTTATCATCATATAATGCTTTATCTACACATTTTTTTACGTGGTCATAAATGTGTGGATGATCCCAAAGTTTTCCTATAACTTGTTTTCTTAAACTATAAAGTAATAATCTGGATGCCACATAAGTGTAATTAGGATTTTCTAAAGAAATTAAATCAGAAGCTGATTTGATTAATATTTGTTGAATTTCATCTGTACTAATACCATCGTAAAATTGTAATCCACTATTCATTTCAACTTGTGATGATGATACTCCTGAAATATCTTCACAAGCATACTCCATCATATCGTGGATTTTTTCAATGTTTAAAGGTTCGTTACCTCTACCGTTACGTTTTTTGACTTGTATAGATTCATTTTGTGGCATAAATTTTCCTTAACAACGTTTATAAGAATTTAATTTGGTGATTGCTGATAAACCTGAACAGGTATTATCGGTTATGATTTGCTGTATTTGTTTTTTACTTTTACCATTAAGTATCATTTCATTTATATCTTTTTCTTTCATTCCTTCAGGCCAAATTACCATACTGTAATTATCATCTATTAATTTATACATCTTATCTATTATCTGTCTGTTTCTTGGTTCATTATCAAATACAAATACAACGTCCTTTGTTTCAGTAGGTAAGTGTATATCAGCACCTGCTGCTGCAATACAATTATCTAAAAATAAACTATCTAAAGGACCCTCTACTATGTATATAGTTTTTTGTAAATTTATTCTTTCTAATCCAAATATTTTTTGTTTATTTTCATACAACTTTAAAGTGAGATATTTTGGTTGTTCATTACCAAATGCTCTTCCTTGTAAAGCAAAAACTTCTTCATCCGTATCATAAAAAGGAATAATTAATCTTGGATGCTCATACTTTTCAGATTGTTTATCAAATGTTCCTGGTTTTAACTTATTAACATAAGCTTGAAACTTATTGCACAAAAATAACTTAGAAAAATATTGTTCAGGTATTTTTCTTTTTATTAAATATTGTTTTGCAGGATGTTCATCATCTATTTCACTAAACGATTTAAGACCTTGTAGAGGCGTAAAATTTAATTTCTCTTTTATATCGGTCTTAAAATTTTTAAATAAATCTGGTTCTGATAATGGTTTACTACCTTTATATCTTTCTAATATATACTGATCATATAAAGGTCTATCAATTAACTTTATAAGATTTGCCAAATTATGTGAAGCACTACAATTATGGCATTTAAAAAACATATCTGTTTTTACTCTATAAAGATATGCTCTTGCTTTAGTTTTACTCTTTTTAGAATCGCCACATACTGGACATCTAAAGTTAAAAAGATATTCTCTTTTCTTTTTAAACTGTTGTAATCTAGGCTGTATTTTACTGATATAATTTAAATCTACAAAGGAACTCATAATCTAAAACTATTATATACTATATAGTAAAAAAAGTCAATACTTTATTATTTTAATATCTTTGTTAAATCAATAATTTGAGGCATCCATAGACCTGCGACAATCGCCATACCTATTATAATCCATCTATATTTTTCAAACATACTTATACGAGAACCTAAGTTTGTATTGATATTCTTTATTTCACACATTAAACGCTTTTCAGTAAGTTCTAATTCTTCTTTTAGTTGTGTAGTTAACTTTGTAATTCTAGTGTGTAATTCTTTATTAGTGTTTTCGTTTTCTACTCTACGATTTTCCATTAGATTAAATATGGCCTTGTCTATTTCTTCTTGTTTAGATAGTTTTTCTTCGTGTACGGCTAACATAGATTTAATACTGCCAGAGATATCCGTAAGTCTATCTATAGCAGTATCTAATTTTTCATTAACAGACGCAACTTGTTTTACTTCGTTTCTTAAAACACCTAGGTCTATGGCTAGTTGTTGTACTGTCTTTTTTGTTTCACCGTTACCGTTTTCCATATTAATTTGCTAGTGGATTACCAGCTCTGATTTTTAATTCTTTAATTTGAGCTTTTAATAACTCAATTTCTTTTTCATTGATTTTAATATTAGTATCATATTTTGCTAGTTTCTCATCAAATACTTTTACTGTCTGAGCAAATTTGTCAGGATCAATAGAGTCAATTTTATTCATAATCTCACCATACTTAA